CAAAGTCAGGCCATGCATTATTTTCTATGCAAGCTTTAAGGTCTCGCGCAAGCCTATGGAACTGGTCAACAGCAAAGGTGATGGATTGCTCATCCATTACATACACAGCGGGAACAAACGGCGCTGTATTCTCAACGGCTATAATAACAAAGCGTGTCATTGGTTCGCCTATTGATGCTAATGCTTCCTTTGCAAAAGCTGCCTGCATGAAATAACCAAACTTCCACGCTGAATTAGAAAAGCTCCATGGCGACGCGTCCGCTGTAGTTTTTAAATCAACAACTAAGCCTGAATGTTTATACCAAATATCAGGCCTTGATTTAAACTGCATGCCTGTTTCTTGTGACGTCCAGTAAATAGAGTTTTCAATTAAAGGGTCGTTAGATAGCATGTTTGCTGCGTCTTCGTTAGCCATAATTGATGCGCACATTTTTTTAGCTGTATCTATTTGCTCATCTGTAACCAGGGTTTTGCAAGAGTGCTCAAGCTCGAACGCTGCCCACTGCTCTTTTCCTATCTTGGTTCTTTTATTAATGACAGGAACTATTGCAAATTCCTTATCAAATAACTCAGGTTCAAGAAGTAAACAATGAGTCAACGAACCTAACGCCATAGCAGGCGAGCCTTTAAAAATCTTAGGGTTAAGGTAATGTTGTGGTGACTTGTGGAAGCTCATTAATCTTGAGCGGCTAACCCCTTCCGAACCATGATAATTATTATTCGAAATAACATGTATACCATTTTCATATTTTAGCATTTATACCCCTTTGGCTTTGCTGTTATGAATTCAGTTGCATTGTATTAATTATTTATGGTAAAGTCAATCAAAAATTAATGAGGAAACAAACAAATGAATCCTGCCGATGTAAAAGATCACTACGTAACATGGGCAAATGCAATGCGCAAATTAGAACTAGGCACTAACACCTATGGCTATTGGCTTAAGCAAGGGTATATACCTGTCATTATGCAAAGAAAAATTGAGGGGGTAACGAAAGGAAAACTTAAATCTGATGTATAAAGTCAATGCAATCAACACGGGAAGGACAAACAACCGTGTTGATCTGGATAGCAATGTATTGTACTGTCTGTATCTCAAACACGATGCAATCAACATCTGTTTGATGGCTTAGTTTCTAGGTGGAAGTGACGATTAGTCAAAGTAAGAATGGGAAAGCGTCCCTATTATTACCTCACCCCACCTTTAAAGCAAGTGTTATGATCTTTCGGATGATATCCAAGAGCAAACAAAGCAATGTGAATTGAGGTGCAGGAAGTGCCATAGAAAATAAAACTAACCCCCTTTGTTAAAGTTGAAGCTTTAACAAAGGGGCCATCCATGATAATCCTATCAACACTGTGATTATTATATAATCATTGCACGCATAGTGCAAGAGCTATTACGATAAAAAGGAATCTAATTTTGAGTAGTTCAAACCTAAATACACTTTTACTGTCTAATTTTTCAGGTCAAGAAAATGTTATAACAATACCTAAGTTATATATTTCTCTTTTAAAATGTCATAAGCAAGCACTGCTTTTAAATCAAATAATTTTTTGGTCTAATAAATCAACCAAAGCAACTGATGGATGGTTTTTTAAATCTTATAAAGACTGGTCTGATGAAACTTTAATACCAGAAAGTACAGTCATAAAACTAATTAAAAAAATGGTTGCTTGCGGTGTGTGTGAAACTAAAACTAAAAAAGTTTACAACGTAAATACTTTATTTATCAGACCTATGATGGATAGCATTATAATCATGCTTGAGTCAATGATAAACAATGAGAGTAAAAACCCCCCTAGAAAACCAAAATGGTCTTTTAAAGAAAACCAAAATGGTCTTTTAGAAAAGACCAAAATGGACGATTCTTATAAAGAACAGATAAATACTACAGATAATTACTTACATAAAGATAAAGAAAGTACCAAAGAAAAAATTAAAAATGATTATGAAAAAGATAATCTTTCTGTCTACGATGCCACCCCTGAACCATCCAAACAATTAGCTACACCCTCACCAAAAAAGAAAAAGCCTATTGATTTAATTGTTGAAGACAATCGCTTTAACTTACCTGAACAATCAATACTTGATTACATTGCCACAAGGAAAGAAAAGAAAGCGGTAGTTAATAAAACTGTTATCAAAGGCTTGTACCGTGAGCTAGACAAGTGCGTTGCAGCAGGTCATAACCCAGTAGAATGTTTTGATACTATGGTTGAGTGTGGCTGGAAGTCCCTTAAGATTGAGTGGATAGAAAACTATAAGCAAGGCAATAGTCATAACAATAAAGCTACAGTGATTGACACTAAAAATACTGATTGGATTGAGGGGGCTTTTAAGTGAGAAATGTGAGCGATATAATCAAAGACGGCCTTAAAAAAAATGATGATGTTGAAGAAGTGCATTCAAATAATTTTAAAGTTGTAAGTGCTGAGCTAATAAATGATTTATTTATACGTCTTATGAGTATACACCCAGCATATAAACAGGCTTGGCCAACTCAAGAATCTTTTGATGGTGCTAAAAATGAATGGATGATTGCTTTTATTAAACATAAAATTAATAAGCAGTCACAAATTGAGGAAGGGCTAGACGTTTGCAGAGATTCTGGCGATAGGTTTCCACCCTCGGTAGGTGAGTTTATAGAATATTGCCAACCTAAACTAACATCAATGGGCGTACCAACTTACCTTGAAGCATACAACGAAGCGATTAAGCGGTCACATCCTGCCGCTACGGGCGAAACGTGGAGTCATGCAGTAGTTTATCATACTTGGTATCAAACAGGCTCACGGGCGCTTAACATGGCCACAGGGTCATACCAAATTAAAGAAATGAAGGACATGTTTTATTCTAACTATGACTTAACGTTGAAAATGTTTGCAGCAGGTGAGCCATTGCGAGAGCTACCAAAGCTATTAAACAAGCCTGAACATGATCCACAAGTCACAAGTAAGGGGGCGGCAGCATTGAAAGCTATGAGAGATAAGCTATAATATATATATCCTGTTAAAAATGGGGGTGTGTATGATGGATTTTATAAATGATGATTTAAAAGAGTTGCTTATTGCTCTGTTGATATCAAGTGTAACTCTTATCTTTACTTATCCAGCCCTCATTTTTTATGAGTTCTTGGCCGCGCCATTAATTCTGATTGGTTCTTATTTGATTAGTCACTGGAATAATGCACAGGATGAGCAGGAGTTGCCAGCCCCTAGAATGTAGGGCTAGCATAGTTTGTTCGGTGTTATGCACAGGGTTATGCATTGCCATCGCTTAATAACTTAAGCCTTGAATGCTCTTGCATGTGATGCGCTCTGCATAACCAAATAATATCTAATGGTTTTTCATAGTCAGGATGATGCCCATCCACATTACTAATAGCCCCGCACTTTTCGCAAGGCTGCTTTATTAGATGCCCAGACTTTAAAGCAATCTTTAAAATTGCTCGCGCGCCAATTTCTTTAGGGTGAGCCGAGCGGTATTTTTTCCTTTTATCTTTTCTTACGCAAACGTTACAAGTTTTATTTTCTCTAAACATATGTAAATGATAAATTTCTTTACATGTAACGCACCTTTTTTCTTTGTCATGTGCAGGCATTCTAAACCCCACTTTATCTTTTATATATAAATCCATTAAAAAGGCACGTCGTCGTCAAATTGCTGTGCTTGTTGTGAACTTGCCGGAGTTACCGGACTGTTGCTTGCAGCTTGTTGCTTAGGTACATCGCCCAGCATTTTCATGTCGCGACCTTTAATTTCTGTGCTGTATCTGTCTTGGCCGTCGTTGTCTTTCCATTTTCTAGTATGAATTGAACCCTCGATGTAAACTTTGCCACCTTTCTTTAACCACTTGCCACAGATATCAGCGACGGGTCCGAAAAAATTTACTCGATGCCACTCTGTTTGCTCTTTCTTTTCGCCCGTTGCTTTATCTTTCCAGCTCTCGCTTGTTGCTACAGTTAAGTTAGCAACGTTGCCGCCGCTAGGTAGCTGTCTAAGCTCGGGGTCTTTACCTAAATTACCGATTATTATTATTTTATTTAGCATTACTTATCCTTTTATATAGAAACATAGTATAATTATTAAGCTAATAACTATTGAAATTATGCAGAATTTATAATCAAATTTGTTTTGTTCTAGCTTGTTTACTTCTTTTAGTAGCTCGTTATCTTTTCTCATTCTTCACCCTCATAAAAATTACCTTCCCACTCTAAAATAATCCCCTCGTCTATTAATTCATAAGGGTTAGTGCTGTACTTGGTGCAAATATTTAATAATGAATCGCTACTTATCTCTCGACCTTTCAATAAAATTTCAAGCGCAGCAATTAAGATCTCTTCTAATTCAATTTCTGATATCTGCGCAGCCTCATCGCCCGTAGCATCAAGCAGCGTCATGCAAACAACATCGTCAAAGGTTTCATCTTCTAACGTGTCGATTAACTCCTTTGCTGTTTGGTTCTCGACAACGTATTCAATCCAAAACTGCATTAGGTCTACCCCTTTTTATTTTTCTTGTGGTGTGTTTAGCAAGAGACTCATCTAGTATTTTTATTAATCTTGTATTCATTTCAGTTATTTTTTCTTTGCTATTACCTTTGGCAACACTTAGTTTGCCAATGTTGATAGCGATATCTAAAGCAATAGAAAATATTTTATACTCTCGATTAGTAATGTTCTCTAAACTGTTTGGGTACTTCGGTACTGATGCCGCCATTGTTAACCTTTATGTGTTATGTCTAACTCATCAGTGAGGGTATCGTTTAACTCTTCACTTTTTACAAGCCTGTATCTTGTCTCTGCAACTAATTGTGCAAGAAGCATTTCAGTGTCACGCAATACATTAAGTAATTTTTGTGTTGATAACTGGTCTAACTCTTCTATGTTCATGCTTATGCCCTTGTAATATATTCAATGTCCAGTGCGTCAATCTTTGCGTAGTCTCTGTCGCATAGTGCGTCGTCTAACTCTTCGCATAACATATAAAAAACTTCCTTGCTTATTGGTACGACCTCCTCTAAATCCTCGATTGAATCACGAAAAACTTTTAACATTTTATTTCTGTTCATCTGCCATTACCTCCTTGATTGCTCTGATAGTTTCCTTGTCAATCCTGTCGCCTAACTCGTCAAGCATAGCTTTAAATTTTGCATCTATATGTTTTTGTCTTATCTCATCACGTAATTTTTTTAACTCATCAATTTGTTTTTGTATGTTATCTATAAATGGTGTGGTCATTATTTTTATTTTCCTACTGTTTAAGTTGTCCCAATGATACCATAATTAATGAGGTAGTCAACTAATTTTTAATGAGCTTTATAATTATTTTATAGGTGATTTATTGGTGCTATAATAAGTTAAATAAAATATTTTAGGACGAAGGCAATGACAGACAAGGGCAAAAGTAAAGTCAAACGTAAAGTCATCAAAAAAAAATACGTGTCTGAAAAATATAAGGCATCAATGGAAAAAGAAATTATCAAACGGTTTAGTGAAGGGGAGACACGACAAGAGTTTTGCGCTGTTCATTCTATATCAGAGGAAACATTTTCTTTATGGCTAGTAAAGATACCTGAGTTTGAAGAGGCTTATAAAATAGCAAAGGTTAAAGCTGAGTCATGGTATTTAAAAATCGGTCGTGAGCATATGATTGAAGAACACGAAGGCCCAAGGCTAAACATGGGGATGTATAACAGGACAATGAATACCCGTTTTAACTTACCCGCCCAGCGTAAGCTTAAAGTGAAGGGCTTAGCCAGTAAGAAAAAGATTCATGATAAGATGGGGGCGTTACTTAAATCAATTGAGGATGGTGAGTTAACATCGCTTGAGGCTGTGCAAATATCGAGAGTAGTTGAAAGTGTGGTCAAGATTAATGAGCATTCAGAACTTGAAGAAAGAATTTCACAGATAGAGCAAGCGCAAAAGATTGGTGCAGGCGATGAAGACTTTGAAGAGGTGAAAGACTAGCGCATCTTGCGAGCGTATTCTTTTTGCTGAAACATCTTAGGTTTATTGTATGTGTCAAGCCATCCGACGTGGCCGTACTGAAAGGCTGCGCTAGGGTGACTTGCCCAGTCGTGCAGCTCATCCGAGCTAAAGCATTTGTTTGTTTCGTCGTACTTGGCACGTGATGAGGCTAAAGCTTCTAGTCCATTCTTGCAGCCCTTGGCATCGAACCAACACATATCAAAGTTAGCCCTCGCCATTTGTATGCGCTCAATCACTCGAACGCGTGGCACTAGCGCGACGCTTAAACCTTTCTGCATGAGTGCATGCAACCTTGTCTTGCCTGTCGTCCACTCGGTCTGACTTGTATCGTGTGGCATGAAGTGCTTACCGTAACCACTGAACCCGTACCGCTCGCGTATCTCATGCAGTAGTTTGATGTAGTAATCTATATCACCGTAAGTTTTATCATGCTGGTAAAAATATCTAAACTGTTGGTTGGCTCCTGAGCCTATGACTTGAAAGAACCATATACTATTAGTGTCTCGGCTTCCTATGTCCCACGATGTATGCACAGGCAATGCCGGATAGATTTGCATGTCGTTAATGATGCGCCCAGCTTCATTGGTTCTAGCTAACTGCTCAGAAAAGAACGTGCCTTTAACTGTTATGTCATCGTTACAATAATACTCTTGCTGAATAAGATCCTCGTCCATACCTGAACGTCGTTCGTCTTCTACTTGTTCGGGGCTGAATATATAATTGCCGTCGTTGTCTCGTGTGTCGTCCACTGTAAGTTTACGGCAAGACCACTCAGGATTATCAAGGTTAGCTTGCATTAACTTGTAGGCATGACCACGACCAAACGATGTAAAGTTGAAGCAGGCAAAGCCCTTGGGGTTCCTGCGTATGATTGGGCGCAGGTAATCCCATATCATCGGATGAGTTCTTTGGTACTCAGACATAAAGATACCACGCAAGTTACTACCTAGATGTGATCCTAATATGCTATCAGCACCAGTGATATGAAGCATTGACCCACTGGTAAAGTAAAGCTTGCGCTCTGTATTGTTAGGCTCGCGTGCCAGTAGATGCTTAGGAATTAAATCAATCCACCTTCTACCTTCGAGGTCTGTACCTTCCCACACTACGTTTTTTGCTTGACCTATCTTAGGCAGAGTATAGATATAATTGCCCGGTTCCATCGCAGCAAAGAGCCAAGCCAGGTTAAAGAACTCTGCATCTTTACCGCCTCGCCTGTGCACGTTTTCTATAAAAAACTTGTGGTCGCCTGAGAAAAACTTCTCAAAAAACTGTCGTTGATGAGGGTACGCTCTAAAGATATCTTTAAAGAAGTCTACTTCTTTTACTAGCACTGCTTGATATTCACAATAACTTTACCGTCGTTAGGTCTGACTCTTCTTATAATTATCTCGTCAATCTGTGAGTCATCAACAAACACTTGCGCTTTCTCTAATGAATCAAGCAGGCACTTAAGTATATTGTCAAGGTCACGCTTGCGCTTGTCAGGTGGGTACGCGTAGATAGTAACACTAAGCCTTGCATCTTTATCGTAAGCATGGCGATGGTCTAAGCAAATTAAACTCGTGTCCATTCTATATTGAACGCCCTTTGCTGTTATAAAGTAGCGTCCACTGTTACGCCTGTAATAATTGTTTACACTAGGGGGCCAAGGTAGCTCGATACTTATCATTTAGTAAGTCCATATAGCAGTTGGATACTCAGCAAAATACTTATCAGCAAGTCCGACATGTATGTATCTAGCATTAGCATTACCCTTTTGATGAAAGCCAAAACGTCTAATACCACGTTGAAAAAACATTTCTGTTAAGTCTACAGCTTTAGCACCATAGCAAAGAATATCTACAGCAAGACCTAGCGCATGCTCGCCCGGCTTAACCTTCATTGATTCAATAGGATGATTAGGGCTGCGATAGCCTGAGCTAATATTTATTATCTTGCCGTACTCTGTGCGTACTGATTGCAATATTTCCATTAACTCCGGGCGCATCTCACATTCATTTGTTGAACGGCATCGCAGCTCGGCACGTGTAAAGTTTGAGTATAGTGACCAGTCCATTATTTACCTCTAAGTTTATTTTTTTTATCTTTAGAAAAATCTATATCAATACCATGGTCAGCTAGAATTTTTTCGCTAACTTGTTCTAGTGGGTGATCTATATGCTTTGTAGCCAACTTAAATATAAAGCCGACCGCCAAAGCTCCGGCGATGATAAAAATCACCATCATCGGAGCAAATCCTTTTTGTTTTTTCATAAATACTATCCTTATTTAAGATACGACGGCTCTATCTGTCATCCTTCTCCAGTTAGTGCCATCACTAAACGCGGTTATTGCGCCGCCTGTTTCATCTGTTACAAAAATCAATGAGCCGGCTCCTGCGGTAGATGCTGATGGGACTCCAGCAACTGTATAAGACCCTGTTTTTACCCATGTACTTGATTCTATATCACCCACAACATCAAGCTTAGCGGCTGGGTCTTCAGTACCTACCCCTACATTACCAGCACTGGTAACGGCTAACTTAGTAGAATAGCCGCTTCCAGGAGTTTGAATCTTGAAGAGTCCGCTTGTTGAGCCGAGATAAGTATATAAAGCGCTTGAATCTTGCAGCCCAACAAAAGAAGACGCGGCGGATGAAACTATTTCGGCAACAGTAGAGCCGCCAGAATTAACAGTTAATTTGCCTGAGCCTTTGCTATTTAAATTAAAACCGACATTTGTGTCGCCGCCTGTAGCGGATATTGTAGGGTCATTTGCTGTAGCAGCATTAGCAACCGTAACCTCATTAACTGCACTAGCAGTAGTTCCGAATTCAACCAAAGCATTACCATTAGCATCTTTCAAGCCAAACGTTGACATATTTAAATCATTGGCAAGCGTAGGATTTGGATCATCTATCAATGCTGAGATACCACCGATGCCTGAACCTGTCGCTGTAGCTGGAACTAATCCACGTAAATCTTCGTTGTTTTCTAGTGTAAATGTACCGCCAGAGCCAGATTGATTCCTGATAGTAAGTCTAGCGATTAGGAATCCTGCGCCTTTGAATGCACCAGGAATTGTATATATAGTCGTACTATCAACATCATCCACTGCTGAGCTAGAGTGGTTATAAGAGCCGTTTGGAAGGTTTACCATTAGCTGGCAGTCGGCTGCATTTTGGCTGACAACTCCAAATACACATATATTATAATACTTGCCAGACAAGCTATTACCGGCAGCGTCGGTTACTAGAGTTGTTAAATTTGCATACTGCGTATAAGCACCAGTGCTATCATTTGCAACCAACACAAAGTCTGCGCCTGATGTGTCAAAAGCAGGGAAATCATGCTCATGTAATTGCAGTACAGAGCCGGTTGATGTAGCTATATCAAATACACCAGCTCCAATTGAAGGAGCTGTAGTTGCAATACCAGAAACCCAAGTGGCAGGCTGATGTCTAATCCAACGGTTTATATCAACCATCTGCCCTTCACCGCTAGAGTCAGCTACATGTTCCGACCATACATGGTGAGAGTATGCGCCTTGAGTTTGAAGTAATGCTGCGGTTTGGCAGACAGTTTCGGCAACTGTTAAATGCTCGGCAGTCGGCCAGCCGGATGTTGAGTTAACAAGCGTGCTTGGTGCTGACTGTAAAATATAAGTGTAGTTAGTAACTGGTACGGCTGCTGTTCCTGCGGTTAAAGCAATTGTTAATGCTGGAGTAGAGTCAATTACATGAATGCCTGAACTGAAAAATGCAGTTACATCGCCGCCACCATCATCTTCAAAAGTTAAAGTAATGGTTGTGCCATTAGAAGTTACGTCCGCAGAAAAATCAGCAAGTGTGCCTCCGTTATAAAAACCTTGAGCATAAACAGGCTGCCTCTCAGGGTCTTCAACTTTAAAGTGTGCGCTTGTAGCGTTATACACGAAGCTGTAAATTTTAGTGGGAAGTAAATTTCCCTCAAGCAAAACCGAATCATCTGTATGACGAACATCTTTCAGACCTAAGCCATCAACATTAATTGTCGTTGCGCCAGTGTTTCGGGCTGCAACTTTAATACTGAACTTCTGACCATCTTTATATGCCAGAACTGCTGGAGTAAACGAAACAACAAGAGCATTAGCCGCGCCTGTATCAACAGCGTAAACATACGTTTCATCTTGTAAGTTGACTGGTGATACAGTATCAACCCAAGCGGACTGGTCAACCCCGTCTGTTTCCAATACCTGGCCAATAGTGCCGGTAGCTTGCGGCCACTTAACACCATCAAGAACTAAATCACCAGTAGTGTTAGGAGTTAAATTTATATCACCAGCAGCATCACTTGATATTATTGAGTTGCCATTAATATTAATGTTGTCAACATCTAAATCACCAGTAATAGCGACAGTTGTGCCGTCCGTTGTAAAGTTGGCAGAGCCATCAAACGCACCAGCATTATTATATTGAACTGAATTTAAAGTATTGCCAATTGGGCTAGTATCTACATCAACCCAGCCTGGGACGCCGTGGTCATAATATTCAATGGCTGTATTATCAGTGTTATATCTTAAGTTAATTGCCGGGGAAGTAGGGGTAACTCTTTGCGCTGTAGTTCCTGTAGGAAGCTGCAAACCAGCGACACCAGGCATAGCGGCATTATCAGCAAGACCTACAATAGGATTCACTGGGTCAGAACTATCAATAACAATTTCATTTGATGTTCCAGCTACACTATTAACTTTACTAGCAGATTTTGCAGCATCCACATAAGCCTTAACTGATTCACTGCTTGGCACATTTGTTGCGGCTGCGGTGCCCATAGAATCATCATCAATGATTGAGCTGATTACAGTTGATGATCCTACGGTAAAAGTTCCAGGGGTATCAACTGAGGTAGACAAAGAAAGAACAGGGTCGCCGCCGCCATCGCCATTAGTTACATCAACCTGCCCTGTTGTCCCTGTTAGGATTCTATTTGCAACAACTCCAGTTGTAGTGGTGCTTGACATAAACCCGCTAACTAAAGCGCCTAATGCCTGCTCTGCACTTAAATCTGAGTTGGCAGTTTGTGTTATATATGTGGCATCACTTGGGGCTAGTCCGGCAGCAGGAGCAGACAGTGCAACCATAGCTGTATTGCCTGCATTCTTAACCCACACTTGGCTTGCTTCTAGTACTGGCAACCATCTATCTATTGTTACGGTTGGGTCTTGTGATACCTCAGCGTAAGGATAGTATTGTAGTTGCATTAAGTCTTGCTTGGTTTCTATCTGCTTAAGCATTACAACTTCACGGTTAAAGTCACCGTTCAAGTCTGCGCCTGACAGATTAGAAATTGTTGCTGAATAGATAGACGTTCTATCAATAGCTAGATTGTCGGTGATGGTAATTATATCACCTGTAGTTGCACCGGTAACAAAGGTCACACTACCACCGGACGGACTGCCCGCACCTGATACGCCATATTCACCAGGGGCAGCACCAAGATTAAGAACGGTCGAGCCTTGATAAACTACAAGGTCGGTTGTTTCAAAGAATGGATACGGCACAGAGTAAACAGTTTGTAAATTTGTTGCGACGTACTGAATTCTTTGTGCAACATCTTGTATCTTAATGTTTGACATTTTTTATTAACCCCTTAATGATTCGGTTGCACCTGCGCTTATAGATAACTGTTTGAATATATCATTAGTTATTTTATCGAAGTAGAACAAGTTTTGATATGGTATAAATCTTTTAAGCTTCTTAGTGTCTTGTGTTGTGATTGGTTCCTTGTCCCTCACTGCATCTGATACACTACCTATCACCTGCGCAATCTCAGAGACAGCACCAAAGCTAGGGCCAGCGGCAGCACCAACAATATTCCTTGATTGATATCTTGACACACCATTCAAGTGCAAAGCTTTCTCACCAATGTTTGCAACCTCCATGAATATGCCAAGCAATCCGCTACGGTCTATTGATTCATGAGCTAAGTTACCAAGTGATAAGTCAGGGTCTTTGCCTTTCAAGTACGACGATGTAACATAGCTGACCGCACCCATAGCAAGCATTGATACTGCGCCAAGCCATACGTTAATATCATCGCGTCGCTGTATGCCTGAGAATAAAACTTTATTTGTTGCGCTAAGTAAAAACGATTTGAATTGGAATAAAAACTTTCCTACCATTGTATGCCCTATCTTAGGTTTGTCACCCAGGCTAGGAACAATAACAATTGTGTCTATCTCTTGGCCTACTGCTGCCTGAAATTGTTTTAATGCCCTAGCGTCTTCACTTGTTTTGATATCCCAGTTACCCCAATCGCCAAAGCGTGTACCTGTCTTAGGGTCGACGTTATCTTTAGTAAACTTATAGATTGTTTTGTAATCATCTAAGCTTATACCAAACTTAGCTAGCCTTACTTGATCTTTTTTAGGTACGGCTTTGCCTTCGATAACGTTAGCAATTGTTTCTAAAGTTCTATGTATGCTTACAGTTCCGGCAATGTTTTGATGCAATGTGTTCCATTGATTCATTAATGTTGCGTTGCCGAATCCTTTCTCTAACTCTTGAAAGCCTTTCGAAAATATACCAGGCTGGATAGTTAGGTTGTCATGGTCTGAAAAAGCCTTGAGTCTCGAACCTGTTTCACTTTCCATTGCATAACCTATGGCGCGCATGTCTTGCTTTGATATGCTTTTCATTCCATCAAAGACTTTTACTAAGCCATGATGTATATGTTTATAGCTCCCTTGCATAACGTGCATGCCTATATCTGGTATAGATGAGGGGGTCATAAAACCAAGCAGTCTTAAAGCATTCCACTTTAAAAAATTATTATAGTACACGGCTGCGCCATTACTTAAAGTGTTAGGGCCTGAGCCGTAGACACCTGTGACTATATCAAAGCTATCAAGAATATTTTTCTGGTCTTTTTCTAGTTGCTTTGCTAAGTCAGTGGCTGCTTTACCTGTCAACCCTTCGTTGGCTGCGTTGTATTCTTCTAGTAAATCACTGTCAATTTTAGTTCTAAGTTCTGATAAATCATTTGCGCCAAACCTTCTCGCCGCTTCTGCCATGTGAACCACTGGAAGCGTTGCCCGTGAATAGAGTTCTGCAACCCGTGACGCGCTTTTAATGTGCCAGTCCCTAAGGTCTAACTGTTCAAGTGTTATCTTTCTAGCCTTAAGAGGCTTGCCGCTTGTGCCGCCTAACCTAGATAAGATAGGATTCAAGAACTCACCGTCTTTATGCCCCATGATTTGATCAACTGTACTTTCTACGTTGCCCCATAGTGTAGGGTCATCAACAATTTTAAACAGTTCACCCTTGGAATTAACTGTGCCTTTGGGTGCTCTAGCTATTAGATCAGCTTCTAAAAGATTAATTTCATCGGTCAATGCTTTTTTATCTTTGGCAGATATATCTTTTGACTCATCAATTTGTTTAATCTTAGCTTCGAGATCTTTTATATTATTTTCGTGTGCTTGAATTTCTTTCTTGCCTGGCTTCTTTGATAGCTCAAGTTCTGATATTTTATTTTTAAGTTCGCCCGCTTTATCTTCAAAGGCTTTAACTTCTTTTGATTTACTTTTCTTTAAAGATTGAAACTCTTTTACTTCTGCTGTGGCTGCTGCTTTATCTTTTTTAATTAAAGCTAAGTCGTCTTTGATTCCTGATATATTTTTTTCAATAACATTTATAGTTGATGATGATTTATCAAGCTCACTAGTTACAGTTGCAAATGTTTTTGATTCTTCTTTTGTTCTCTTCAACCTTTCTTTTAAAGCTTCGCGTCTTGCTCTTGCGTTCTTTAATCTAGTTTGCATTTTACCTAATGAAACTTTAACTGATGATGCTTGCTTGTCATGCCCCAGCATATCCGTTTTAATCTTTGAGACTTCTTTATCTATATCAGTATTAACTTTTTTAATGCTGTCTTTTATTTCTTTACTGACTGCTGCTATAGATGATTTATGTTCTTTAATCTCTTTATTTATTTGCTTGATATCTTCGGGTGGGCGCTGAGACTTTCTTGCTTCAAGCGAACGCGCTTCTTTTTTTAAAGCTGCTGTCTGTTTGTTTAATCCTTTCTTATCTTCTGCGTTGACACCCTTTAATAATTCTTTGTTGTTATTAATTTCTTTAGTTACATCTTGAAAGGCTGGTGAGTCTTGATAAGATTTAATCTTTCCTTGTATACCCTTGAAGCCATCGAACATTGCTTGAGGGAATGAACCAACGCCACGCGCTGACCGTCCGCCCTGCTCTCTGATTTTATCTTTGTTGTATACAATCATAAAATAATTAAATGCATTCTCAACCGAAACATCTTCTGGTAAATTTCCAGTACGAATCAATTCATTTTTGATTGGGTCAAAGATCTTTGTTCTTAATAATTCGGCAGCTTGATTGACATGTCCAACCTCGTGCTGAACTCCTGATGTTAAGACATGCGAAACAGCTTCGTCGAATGTTTCAAAATTCATTACGGGGTCGCCCATCTTTGCGCGCGTCCCTTTAAACATTCCACCTTCGACACCGTTCATCTTCATGTATATATTTTGATAGTCAACTAGCACAGCTTCATGAACTTTTTTATCTTGTCTAATTAATCTTTCTACTGATGAACCTTCCGTATCTAAATCAAGATGGCGATTCAATGTGTAATTGTTTTCGTACATGGTTGATGCAAAAAACTTTGATGTTTTAAACGGTGAGTTAATCAACTGATTCATTGGTCCAATGACCATCAACTTTCTAAATGGTGCTGGCATGTTAGCTAAATCATTATCCTTTAGCGTGCCGTTTTCTTTCAATGCTCTTGGCTCATCAATCAAGTCGTCGTTAATTTCTTTCTTTGCTCGCTCACTAACTGCCACCAATTCTTTTGCTGCCGCTCTACTGTTAACGGCTTTGCTTATAGCTCCACCAAGTAGGCCCCCAATTATACCAGACGACACAACATTAAATGCGCTCTCTTGTGCTGTCCTTGTTAATTGATTCTGATGTAAGACAGCCTCTTGAACTCCTGATGCAGCAGCAGCGGCTACGCCCACGCCAGCCATTGTTTTTAGTAGGCTAGCTTCACGCTCGACACTCTTTAAAAGAACCGAGCCAGGCATAAAAATATTAATAGGGTCTAGTAATTGAGCTGCAAAACCTGTA